CGCTTCATGCGGTCATACATTGTCTCGCCGGGTTTTAGCTTCTCATCTGGATCAAACAAAAGTGTGACAGGTGGTTTGTTACCAAAGGCATCCTCTAGCTGATCTTTGGCTTCCTCTGCTTGAGGGTTTATACTAAGATGCATAGACTCAGCTACACCCTCTGGTAAAGTTGTAGGATTGACTGTAAGAGGAAAGCGAGAGTTACCAAATAAAACATCTACAATCTGTCCGTATGCAGCTAATGTTTTTGTTTTAGTTACCTTAATAAACACACGAGACTTTTCAGTTTCAGTAAACTGCACGTCTGAATTATATAAACCACGATAGTTTCTGTACGCACGTAGCCATCTGTTCTCATCTGCAAACCTTGCATCCTCTGCACGTTGAAACTTAGACTGTACGAAAGCTACAACACCCAGCGCATCTAGCTCATCTGAGTCTTGAATAGATGATACTTCATCTGTTTCAAATAGTTCGCCTTGATTGTTTTCTGTTTCTGCCATGTTATCTAATATCCAAATACTGAGTCAGCGGCTTGGAAGCCTGTCCTGTGTGATACAGGATTGTAATCCCACAAGGAACTACGGGGTCGTGTCATTATACCATACCTTAAAGCATCGTACAAGTGGTCTTCTGAGTTAGTATCCACGTCTTCTGGATTTCTTTTATCTAACGGTATACCCGGAAGCTGTGCTATCGTATTGGTGCAAGTAGAAAAGAACACAAGTCTTGGCTCCTCAGTAAACTCATCCACCTGCAAACGGCGGTGTAGCTCGTTCTTACCTGCCACCCTTGAACCTTTAGAACGGTCAGAAGGTCGCCAACGCAAACCCTTCTGGTTCATCTGTTCAGCCAAAGAGGGTCCAGTGTCTCCACGCTTGTGCCACAGGGAGCTATCCAACACACCGTACCTGATATTATCACCATGCTCTGCTTCCAATATCATATCTGCTAAATCTGTTGCTGTAACTCTAGAACAATATAACTCTCTATATACTACTAACTGTTCTTGTGGATTGACTGCTAACCAAACAACTCCTGTGTAGCTACCGTAACCGTAGTCGCAAGCTCTAAACTTGGCCCAGCTTTTAGGTATGTCATACGGTTCAACTACGTGTATCTTTCTGTTAAACTCAGGGAATGCTGCTCCCTCGTTTACATCCCAGTTCCCTTCTAATAACTGCTTTCTTTGATGCTCTGGAAGTGACAAAAGCATTGCTTCGTAGTCGCCACTCTCAGCTAAGTATGGATTATCAAAGAGACTAGCAGGTATAAATCTTCGTTTGAATAGGGGTTGACCAGCTTTACTATGCCCTTGTGGAAACTTTAAAACCTCACTAGTCTCTATGTCCGTTGCCCAGAAAGGTGTATTAGGTTTTGCTGGGTCAATGAACATCTTCTTAACCCATGCGTGACCGGGGCCACCGGGGTTTGTTGTTGCTCTCATGTACAAGCCTAAGTCTTTGTTTGCACTACGTAATCTTGAACGCATGTAGTTCCAGCTATAGGGGCTGTTCCACTGCGTCAACTCGTCAAAGGCTACATAGTTAAACGCCTGTCCTTGATAGCGCATAACGTCTGTGTCTCTGTCTAAGTACGACATCCAAAGTGTGCCGCCTCTAGGTGTAGTCCACTGTGACTTACGCTCTGACCATTTAATATTAGGTATTGCTTTAGGGTATAACTCTTGACTTTTTTGTATTAGCTCTCTTAGTTCTTCTGTTGTGTGTCGTACAAGCAAGCCACTAAAGTCAGGGTTGTTTAAATTACGAAGAGGATCAGCTAAAGTTGCATACGACTTGCCGCCACCTGCTGCACCACCGTATAATACCTCTCGTTCTGATGCTGCTAGATACTGTGTTTGAGGGCCGGGGTTAGGCTGAAATACAACATTCTGTGCGCGTTCTACGTTGAACTCAGGTGGCTTCACTTGCGCTGGGGGTATCGCTGTCACCACTTTCTTCTTCGTAGGTGTAGGCTCCTGTTCTTTCTTTTTCGAGTATTTCGATTTGACGTAACGCCTTTTCGAGCCGCTTGGCATACTGGCGTTTAATTTTAGTAATCCTCTTTCGCTTTCTTTCGACATCTAATCTTTTCTTTAACCCGTGGTGTGATATGCTTTTGCCTGACTGTGTAGTTAGCCAAGCTGCAACTTGTCTTAAACTATATTGTTTTATGTGTTTTTTAGCTAATTCTAATAACTCTAATTCTGTGGGTATAGGGTTTAACCACTCATCATCCTGTGGATCTACTTCGTAGCCAAACGGAACATATTGGCTGAGTCTAGGTATTCGCATCCAGAGCTTCGCTTTGTACGGAACTCTAGGAAGCATCCAGTATTCATACTGTAGGGGTCTTTCATTCCTCAGTTGTAGAAGCATCGTTCTCTTTAGGTGGCAATATAAATAATCCACCTGTAGACTCCACTGAAACCTTTTCAGTTTTAACTATACCTGCACGATCAAGTATCTGACCTGCAGCCATAAGTGTTTCTTTTATTCCTAGCTGGGTAGGATCGTCCAAAGCCTTACCATAAGCAACTGCAGCTTTGGGTCCAATCCGTGACATATACGTTTTAGTAGCCTCGAATATCTCATCCTTCAATGTCTCCACTATAGCTGTCGTAGGCGTGTTGTGACTGTAGCCAGCCAACTTCTTAGCTGTCACAGCGTCACCGCCAGCCTCTTCAAACAAGACCTCTAGAAACTTAACTTGTTTTTCGCTTAGTGTTCTTGCCATTTAAGTTTCTCTTCTTCTTTTAAATTCTTTTAGCCTCTTTCTTAATTCAGGAGATAAAGGTTTACCATAGGAGGTTGCCCCTTTAGCCGTGCCTAATTTTTTAGGTATTGCACTAGGATCAGTATTTAAAGGTCTGCCTTTTTTAGAATACTTTTTTTGTGGCACAACATGATTGAAGTTAAAATTTTCTAAATGAGTAAGTCTTTTATACATCTTACCTCACCTTCCTATAGGCTCTGGTTTTTTTTGCGATTTTCTTAGGTTGAGCCACAAACTGCTTACCTGCCTTAGTGCCTTTTCGTTTAGCTCTGGTTGTAGCGGCATACTCAGCATCGCTAAGAGACTTAATAGCCGCAGTAGGTAAATACCGCTCACCAGTTTTAGCGCTAGGCTTCCCACTTTTAGTGCGCCACTTTTGCTTTGTCCATGACTTTAGACTTCTTTGTGATTTCTTGAGAGCCATTAAGCACCTTCACAAGCCATAGCACCACAGCTACAGCTCTTACAGCAGTTTCTGTTCCTGAAAGCACACCATAATCTTCTTATATATTTAAACATTATTTATACCCTCCACCTGCTTTTTTGTAAGCAGAGGCCAACATCTGTGCTTTACGTGCTGACCACTGCCCCGGTTTACCACCTTTACTACCAGCTTTTATTCTGGCAAACTGACGTTTACGCATGGCTGGCTTAGTGTAGTTACCAGCTTTGTTTACTGTAGATTTACTTTTAGCCATGAGCTATTTTCCTCACGATAAAACTACACGAACAACTGTGCTAGAACTTTCTGCACGTCTGTAATTTAAGATAGTAGAGTTACCTACTGCTTTAGGAACTATAAAACTGTGCGCTCCTGCAGGTATCTCTATATCGTTATCATCTACATCAGCCTCTGCAGAACCAAAGTTTATATCTAGCTTGTGGCTAGTTTCAATGAAGACCACACTAGCGTTAGTGCAGTCTACGTGTTGTGTAGTAGTGTTACTTAGGGTGACAGCAGTTTGCACTGTCCACCCCAAGTTTTCGCCTATTAGACCAACTTGATCAACCATTGGCTAACTCCTAACTTATGTAAATGGAGTTGCTGCAGTGCCATCACCAAACAGATACCCAGTTACAACCCATTTAGAATCAGTGATACATACATACTTAATCATACCACCAATGAAACGGCCTTTGGTATCACCGTCAGCTACGATCTGATGATCTGCTGCTGCAGGACAAACAAACGCTAGAGTGTCAATGTTTTCATTTAGCGCTGCTAAACCACCAACCTCATCTTTGTCAATTATAGTAATCATACCTTGCAGTGTGTCTGCACTAGACGCTGCATCAATCTGCATAGTTCCTGTAAAAGTTGTTCCTACATGAAACTCGTAAGTTAAACCTGCTGCTGCTGCAGGTAGAGTGACAGTAATACCAGCAGCACGATTAAGAGAAAAGATAGTTCCTGACTCTGCTGCCGTTACTTCCTTTGTTGAATCAGTAATACTGGTTACTACTGTCTTTTGTGTTGTGAGAGTTATCGGGCTTTCGTATACCTCAATACCTTCTTGTCTTGTTGCCGTTAGTGACATTACTTAGCTCCTTTGCTATAAAACATACCAGACTTACGATAGTCCTGATTTCCATTTGATATTAGGCCACCTCTTTGTTTGAAGCCCATTTTGTTTCGCACCTCTGTAGGTAACTTAGATAATCCTTTACCTTTGTTTCCTTCTGGTACATCTTTTAGCGCCCCACCTTCAGCCATACCCATCATAGGCTTTTTATTAGCTTGTGGCTTTTCCATAGCGGAAAGAGGCTCACCTTTACGCATCTCCATCATGTTACGCTGTCTTTCTTGATCTGCTTGAGTGGGATTGTACATAGGCTGTATGGGGTTTACGACTCCTCCCATCTGCATCTTGCGTTTAGACTTCATGCCTTTCTCCACTCCTGATATTACGCCTTTATTACGAGAGGCATAAAAGACTGCCTCTCCTTCTTTATCACCATACTGCTCTTTCATGGAGCGCATGATCTTTTTGCCTTTTTTAGTTAAAGGCATGTCTTACTACCCTTTGACTAACTTGTAGCCTTTAGATTTAGCTGCAGCACGAATGTTACCTAGTGTCATTCCACCCAGCGCTCCACCTGCAGCGTAACCCTTTTTCATTCTGCCACCACGAGCCATGCCCTTTTTCTTCATAGGCATTTTGCCACCGTTAG